TCTGCGCTGCTGGCATCTTCGCGGCGCGCGTGGCTTTCATGCGCAGATCGTCTATTTTTTTCGAGACGCCCAAATTCGGGTTGGCTTTTATCCAGCAGGCTTCATCGCGCCAGTCGTCACCTTCATCGATCGTGTAGATGATGCCAAACCACGTATCATCGACAAACGAATTATCTTTGAAGCCTTCCAATACTTTCTCAGTATATTGATGTTTCTCGAAGCACACGCTCTGACGATCCATGCCAGCGGTGGTGATCGCCACAATTAGCGGCTGCCGCCTCGAGCCGGTGGCCGTTTCAAGAACATCCCACATCTCGCGGCTTTTCCACGCATGGACTTCATCGGCTAAGACTCCGTGGACATTCAAACCATCGATGCTGTCCGAGTCAGCGCCCAATGGTTCATACTTGCTGGCGCTGGCTTCCATGTGCAGGTTGTCTTTATAGATTCGGATATGCTTCCGCAGCGCGCGATTTTTTTTGACCATGCGGATCGCTTCGCCGTGCACGATGCGCGCCTGATCGCGCTTCGTGGCCGCGCTGTAAACCTCCGCGCCTGGCTCGCCATCGAAGAACGCCAGATAAATTCCGGTCGTCGCCCCATGCGTTGACTTTCCGTTTTTACGCGCCACTTCCTCATACAGGGTTCTGAATCGGCGTGTGCCATCCTCCCGCATCCAGCCGAACACATTCCAATCAATGAACTGCTGCCACGGTTCAAGATGCAGAAATTCTCCGGCCCACTGTCCTTTGGAATGCTTGAGCAGGCTCGCCATGCGTATCTTGCGCTCGGCTGCGTCGCGGTCGAAATACAGTCCGCGCTCATGACCATGCTCTAGATCATAAAAATATCGCTCGCACGCCAGCCGTACCCATTTGCATGCGACGATCTTTCCGTCTATAACATCCAGCGCATATTGTTCTGCGGGATGAAGTGCCTCCTTCCTGGCATTTCCCATTTCACTTATCAGCAACCTTTACAGCTTTTCCGAATAACATCTTTTCCAGTTCTTCTTCACCACTCGCATCTTCGATCTTCACGCGTGACCGGCTGCTGGGCGTCATCCCAAATTCAGCGTAAAACTTCTGCACCTGATCCATCGAGCGCTTCTTGATCGCCACCCACGGATTTTGATACAGCCCGCCTTTATCAGAGATAATGACTTCCCCTTCTTTTTCCACCTTATTGCAGGCTTTCACATAATCTGCCCAGGCGGTGCAGCACACAGCCAGCGCAGCGCGGTCGATGTTTGAAATGATCTTCAATGCATAAAGCTCTTTCGTGATGCGATTCCATTCGGTTCGCGCAGCCCCTTTGAGATGTGGCGGACATTTTGGGATGACAGACTCCGGCTTCGGCTCTTTATGGTTCAACGCTCGCTTGCCCGGGTTGCCCTCCAGTTCTTTCATTGCAGTTGGTAATGGTTTTCTGCCCCTCACAAATCCTCCAGTTCAGGCATCTGCCCCGTCATTTGAAAATAGCGCTCCAGCGCCACGGCCACATATCTCGGATCGTTGTCCATCGTGCGACAGACTCTCCCCAACCGTTCACAAGCCGCCAGCGTTGTGCCCGATCCTGAAAACAGATCAAGCACCACCGCACCAGGCTGGCTTGAATTCTTGATCGAGCGCTCCACCAATTCAAGCGGCTTCATAGTTGGGTGTTCTTCGCTTTTCTTTGGCCGGTCGATAAACCATACATCGGATTGCTTGCGGTCCGTTACTTCCACTAATCGCGCGGCATTCTCATTCCAGCCATACCACATTGGCTCGAACTGGGTGTGATAATCCTTGCGCGATAAGACCAACTGATCTTTCACCCAAACGATTGTCGATGACCAATGGAAACCACGCTCACGCAGCCAGTGATCAATGACCGGCCACTCCTGGGTGCCCATCACCAAATAGATGGGCGCGCCTGGTGCGCTGAAATCGAACATCATGCCGGTGAATTTTTCGACAAACTCAGGAAAGTTTTTACCAAGATTGTCATTGTTCATCGTGCGGACTTTATAACCATGCGCGTTATCGCTATCGACTCCGCCGCCATAGTTCACATTCCACGGCGGATCGCTCCAAATCATCTGCGCGAGAATTCCAGCCATCAACTTTGCAACATCGCCACGCTGCGTTGAGTCGCCGCACATAATGCGATGCTTGCCGCAGTGCCACACCTGACCAACTTTTACCTGCCACTTTTCTTGCAGCTCATCGGCTCGATCCGGCTCCGCGCCCGGGTCTTCCACAGTTGGTTGTGTTTCTGCAGAAACACTAACCAGATCAGCCAATTCCGCAGGCTCGAAGCCGGTAAAGAGATCGCCTACCGAACTCGATATTTCGCGCAGCACATCCTCGTCCCATCGGCTGAACTCGGCCACGCGGTTATCGGCAATTCCAAACGCTGCAGCGGTCGCCGGATCATCATCGACAAAAACAACAGCGATATGACTCCAGCCCAGTTGCTTCGCGGCTCGATACGTGCCGTTGCCCGCTTCCACCTTCCCATCCTGAAGGCGATTGGCCACGATCGGTTTGCGCTGGCCGTATGCCTTCAGAGATGCGGCAATGCGCGCCACATCATGACCCACGCGTGCATTGGCGGGATCTTCATGCAGGCTGTCGATCGGCACAGCCAGCGGCCACAGACTCTCGGCAATATACGAAAGATCGGTCATAGTTTCTCCGGCATCTTCCCTGTCATCAAATACCAACGCTCTAACGTCGCGGCAACATAGCCAGGGTCAATAATTCACCCGCTAAAACTTTGGCGTGTAAATCAGGTTTTGATTTACGAAGTTTACTAAGAGCGTAAGCGCGTGATGTGCCTAATTTCGTCTTTTCAAGAATTATATTATCATTCTTGACCTTTGAGACTTTCCTGCTTCCGCCATCTGCGGCTCGGCACACGCGATTCAAAATCTCGCAGGCGATCAACGTTGTGCCCGATCCATTGAACGAATCAAAAACAAACTCATCCGGCTGCGTATAAAGCAAAATGTGCCGCGCAGGGATCTCCAACGGGAATGCAGCCACGTGGCTGTTGGCACCGGCCGTGCCCTTGATGTCAGTCCAGTAAGAACGCAACGCCCACTTCTGCTTCGTGCGTTCCTGGCCGCGGCTCTTGCCTGTGCGGTTGTAATAAGTTTCAAGCAGCTGCACATCTTCTTCATTGAGCACATCACTGAAGTCAATCGGCTGGCCTTCATCGCTTTCAAACGTTCCGATGAATTCAGAATGCTGATCGATCAAATCTGTCTTTGGAGAGACTGAAGCGAGCTGGCCTTCTTTCAGCCAATGCCGGATATGTCGCAGATTCCAACCGAGCGCGAAGAAAGCGTTCATCCATTTATCGATCAGTAAAAGCACCTGGCGTTTCTTGCGCTTATCGAATGAAGTTGTAAATCCGGTGCCGGTGTTGATCACAATACGTGACTCATCCACGCGCACCACTGCGGCCATGATGGCTGCAGCACGCTCGACGAATTGATTGATCTCGGCTTTGCTCTTTTCGCGCTCGTAATCTTTCCCCACCCAATAAGGCGGCGACGTAATTCCAAGCGCGGCAATGCCACGCCAACCCAACCCGTCGACATCCAACTTCGTTGTATCCGTGCACGCCAGAAGATGCTTGCCAAGTTTCCAAACCTGACCTTCAGCAGTTTGCCATTTCTCACGCAGCTCAGCGAGCTTGTCGTCCTTGCCATCTTGCGGCCCAGGGTCTACCAGCAATCCGCCGCCGCGTTCACCAAGCAAGTCACGGATCTCGGCTTCGGTGAAGCCCGTAAACAAATCTTCAATCGTTGGAACCAACGCGCCGAGCGCATCGAGATCCCATTGACTGAGTTCGCTCAAACGATTATCTGCGATGCCATACGCTGCAGCTGTGGCCGGATCATCTTCGACGAAGACCACCGCGATATGACTCCAGCCCAATCTTTCTTTGGCAGCCAGCCACGTGCCGTTGCCTGCTTCGATCTTGCCATCCTGAAGTTTGTTGGCAATGATCGGTTTGCGCTGGCCGTATGCCTTCAGCGACGCGGCGATCCGGTCCAGTGCATGGTTCGTGCGTGCATTGGCCGGATCAATATGCAAACTGTCAATTGGAACCGCAAGGCTTCGAAGCCCCTCGGCAATATAAGATAGATCATCCATTGGACACCGTCACTTTATTTCCAAAAAGCATTTGTTCAAGTTCATGTTCAGCATCAGGCGCTTCAACTTTCACTCGTGACCGACTCGATGGCGTCATTCCAAATTCAGCACCTAATTTATTGAGTTGATCGAGCGCGCGATTGGCGATCGACAAGTAAGGATTCTGAATAATGTTGCCTGCCGCCGTTTTGATGATCTCGCCTTTATCGCGGACCATGCGCTCTGCCTTCTGCCATCGGACGAAGATCACGCAATACATGGAGAGTGCATCTTTATCAATCGTTGTCACCAATCCAAGTGGATGCAACTCTCGAACGATCGCTTTCCATTTTGCTTTTTCATCGTCACTCAAATTTTCTGGTGGCCGAGGCATAATGACTCTCGGCCTTGGTTCTGCATGGTTCAATGCGCGCTTGCCTGGATTGCCTGCGAGCTGCTTGAGCGCTGTTGGTTTTGGTTTTCTGCCTTGCATTCATGTGCCTACCCCCCCCTGCCTAATTTCGCGGGCGCACACGCACGACTCCCCGACCGGTCGTTTCTCCCCATGCAAAACATTTTTAGCCCCCTACCCCTTCCGGCGTTTCGAACCATCAATGTAGTGCTTTTTGTTGTCACACCGTCGACACAACCCCTCGAGATTGCTCCAATCATCAGAGCCTCCTTGTTTCCTTGGGATAATATGATCGACTATCTTGGCCGCGACTAGCGGACCATGCAAGCCAAACAGGTTCACACAATATGGATGTGCTTTGAGATATGGATCGCGGACCTTCGTCTGCCAGTCATATCCATATCCACGATCAGTTGAGTTGGGTCTTGTATCACGCTGACGTGGCAGTCGATGCCTTGGACATCGACTGCCTTCATAGACCAATGCATTACATCCAGGCGCTGCACATGGATGTGGTGCGCGTCGTGGCATCAACCCTGCCTATTGACTGGCTGAATGAGACCACGCGTTGCCAGCTCTGGCGTGATGTTGAACATGCCCAACGCAAAGACAATCAGTCCCAGGATGGTTAGGTCATCCAACGGGAAGGTCGGGAAGTAATACCGCACAACAAACCCAATCAAACCAGCAACCAATGTCCAGAATGGTTTGCTGCGTAATAGACGCATCAACACATCAACGGTTGAATTGTCGCTTGTTACTCTAGCAACCATGACGCCAACACGCAGATCCGGCACAACGTTGACCAAACCCAATGCTGAAACGATCAGCGCCAAGATCTGATCAGCGGTCAATGGAAACGTTGGCACAATGAACTTGCCAAGGAAAGCCAGCAATCCAGCAACCAATGTCCAGAACGTAAGTGATTTGAAGATCATGTCATTCTCCTTTTGATTTGAATTAAACGAAAGCACCCGACACGCATATAGCGTGCCGGGTGCAAATCCGACGATGGCCGCAAAAGAGCGGCCGCTCAACTGTTTCTATTTTACATCATACTTTTGCTTTTACCGACTCAATTCAATCTGTTCCTTTTGATCATCTCCTCGATAGCGCCCTGATTCGCAAACCATTTCTGCTTGTTGCCGCAATGGCTGCAAAGCACAACGCCATCACAAACTTCCACGCTCGAATATATTTCACGTGCAGGTAGTTGATCACGGAATAACCCATCTTCAGGACTTCGCGCAAATCGATATATTCGAAGCTTTGTCACTCGCTGGTTTGGCTCTCTGTACTTCTCACCAAGAATCCAGCCGCAATCACAAATAAATGGCCGTGGCTCGTACTCCTCTGGCATAGTCAATCTCACACTTCCGTTTTCAAAGCAACACGCGCCACCACGAAATTGACCACCACGTTCTCGTTCATGATCCCAACCAGCAAACGCTCCGCGGTCTTTGTTATTCGACTTTCCAGCCAATCACATGTGTATGAATTCCGGCATCCAATGTCCAGCGCACCATCTGCAAAACGCACTGGCTCGGTATCGCGCAACCAAGTGTCAAAGGATGCTTTCGGCATATCCATCGCCAACTGTCCAACAACACTTTGCCAGGCTTGCTTGATCTCAAGCGTCACCGTCTCGTCCGCTTCGATGCTGATCATCTCTGGTTCTTCTTCGCTGACCACTTCCGGCTCTGGGTGCTGCTCTCGCACATGCTTACCAAATGCCGCCTCGTCCGCACCGAATTCCGCGCCGCACTCGCATTTGAAAGTTAGCAAACCAACTGCCTTGAGATATTCGGCTGGCAAAATGCTCAAATAATCGC